TGACAGTTGAAACTAATTTACATAAAAATCCACGTCACTATCAGGATTACCTTTCTAAGATGCAGAACATACAGTGGGTCTTTGACTCCAGTCCGTCACTCGATGACATCGAGATGGAGATAAAGGCATATATCGAACTGTATGGAATCGCACCAGAACTTATAGTGATAGATAACCTAATGAATGTAGCAGCCGAAACAGATAATGAATGGGCTGGACTACGTGCAATTATGATGGAGTTACACGATATGGCACGCAAGACCGAAGCCTGTGTGCTAGTGCTTCATCACGTATCAGAACAGAGTGAGTATGGATCTCCCACGATGCCCCCTCCTCGTCGTGCCATACACGGAAAGGTAAGTCAATTACCTGCCATCATTCTGACCCTTGGTTATGACCCCTCCCAAGGAATGCTTCGGGTTGCTGCCGTGAAGAATCGGTTTGGACCTCACTACGCTGATGCTTCACGGTGGGCAACACTATTTACAAACTTTGGGGCGTGTCAGATTGGTGACTCTGATGCACAAGGACGGTCATATCTACATTCCAACTTACAGGTGACACGATGAGTAGTTACAACAAGGCTAAAGGATCTAAGTTTGAGACAGATGTAATGAAGTATCTACGCAAACTTGGTCACTTTGCCGAGCGTTTGGCTAAGGCTGGCGCTAATGACGAAGGCGATATCGTTACCATAATCGCAGGTCAGACCTATATTTTAGAATGTAAGAATCGCAAATCACTTAATCTTCCTGCCTTCTGGGACGAAGCACAGGTAGAAGCAAAGAACTATGCGAAGGCACGGGGGATGGTTGCGACTCCTCCTGCCTTCGTTATAGTAAAACGTAGACAACACGGAGTAGAGAAGGCTTGGGTAATCCAAGACTTAGACCAATGGTTAGTAGAAAGGACAAGCAATGCCAGTACCACAAGGACAGATAACAAGTAGTGAACTTTGGAATACACCAGAGGTAGTAATTCCAGAGGAACCAACTATTGTCGAACAGAAAGAAGAAGTTGCAGAAGAAACTTTTGATATCAAACCTAAAACTAGAAAGAAGAAGGCAGAATGATCTGCGATGACTGCAGTGTGGGTGGTGACTTCAACTCACAAGGTAAGTATGAAAAGTCAGAAGAGTTACACGGGTACTGTAAAGGAGACTGCGGATGCCAGCACAAGACTGGTCCAGGGTGGTACGTAAAAAGAGGATCAAAGGTACCGCAGATGCAGACTCAATCCCCGTAGCAGTAATCGTTTCCTACTATGGTGGGGAAGTAAAAGAGGGTAAGAGCGCCAGTGTCAAGTGTTGTATCCACGATGACTCAAGGCGTAGTGCAGTAATGAATACGTATGACAACTTATATTTCTGTCATACCTGTGGTAAGGGTGGGTCATCCGTCGCTATTGTGATGGAGAAGGAGAATCTGGAGTTCAAAGATGCAGTCAAACGAGCAGTCGAAATTGTTACTGGAAGCGGTCACACGTTACAGTCAAAGCATAGACGAGGCAACGCTGGCCTATCTAGACGGACGTGGAGTATCTAAGGATATAGCACAAGCCTTTATGCTCGGAACAGTTATTGATCCTTCACCTGGTCACGAGCAGTTTGAAGGGTGGCTATCCATTCCTTATATCACCGCTCTTGGAATTGCAACGAGTGTAAAGTTTAGAAGATTAGATGATGGCAAGCCTAAGTATGGACAACCAACAGGGCAGAAACTACACCTGTATAATGTGGTTGATGTAACCCAAGACAGTCACCACATTGTGGTCTGTGAAGGTGAGTTAGATACTGTGATTATCTCAGGAGTGTTAGGTATCCCAGCAGTGGGAGTGCCAGGAGTAGCGGCGTGGAAGCCGTACTACACCAAGTTATTGACGGGCTTTGATACCGTCTATGTTGTCGGAGACAACGATCTAAAAGAGGATGGAACTAATCCAGGAGCAGAGTTTTCTAAGCGCGTGGCGAGTGAAGTTGTGAACTCGCAGATAGTACAATTACCGCTAGGTATGGATATCAATGAGTTTTATTTACAACACGGACCAGAAGAACTATCAACCCTATTAGGAGGAGCGAGATGAATGAGCAAGAAGAAAGATCTCCAAGAGGCAGCCAGATTATTGATGGATATGGGGATGATAATAGTTTCGATAGATTACAAGGCTGGGACAATAACCTGCCAACCAATGCCAGTACGAAAGTAAATGATGAGTTCATCACCGATGTCTGGAGAATCCTTGACGGAGCAGGAAATCTGCTCATCCGCAAGCATCACGATTACGGCCCGAAGAACATCGCTCACAGTCCAGGTGGTCCACTCAACGGACTCCGCGTGCGAATGTGGGACAAAGTGGCTCGCATCAATAACCTCCTTGATAGCAAGGTCTCTCCCAGTAACGAGTCCCTCCGCGACTCTTTCGTAGACCTACTGAACTACAGCGCCATTGCAATTATGGTGCTTGATAAGAAGTGGCCTGAACTACCCAATGACTAATCAATACGCACTTCCTGATGGTAATTCTATTCCTATAGAATACTATGAATACATAGTGAAAGTTACTCGTAATCAACTCGCCAACAATTTAGAGCGAGAGGCTACTCGCGCAATGATAAGCGACGAGTACAACTTCAATGACACAGCGGTTCGTGCTAAAACTTTTTATCTTGCTGCTCAACTTGTCAGAGGTGACAATGACTGAATATATTCTAGAGGTTTATGATCGGCAATTCTTCATAAAGATTGCAGATGAGGTCATAGAGAAATTGTTAGAAGGGTTACCAGATGATTGATATGAAGTTTATAGAGTTTGCTGGTGGTCTACAGGTAAGCAAGTCAGTTGTTGAGAAAAACACTGGCTTTATTGAGGCAATAAAAGAAACATTGCAGTTTGAATTTGATAGAACAAAGAGCAAACATTTTCCTGATTGGGATGGGCAATGGGAGTTGAAAGAAGGATATGACCATACTCGCTACATTATTTCTCGCAAAGATGGAGCAGAAGTTCCAGATGAAATTTATGAAAAATATTCGGAATGGAATATGGATAGTAATTCAGAGTGGATATTCGGCGAGGATTACTACCAAAGGCCATTTGAATACAAAGAATTTTACTGGTATGCCGCAGTCCCTAAAGAATTTGTAAGGGAATCCAATGACTGAGAAGTATTCGTGGTACAAGGCAGACCAACGCCGAAAAGAAATTGCTAGACAAAAACGTGATAAGGCTGACCGATACGTAGATGAGATGAATAAGAGAGCCAATGACAAATCAACTACATCCAATACTCGATGACCTCGTTCCCTCTGTGGTGACCACCATTCACCGCAGGTTTCGGGCATACACCGAACGCGGTGACCTCCTCCAAGAGGCGTGGGCTTTTGTCTTATCTCGTGCTGACCACTTTAACGAGGTCCTCTCTGATGAGAATGAGGTCCAGCGTAAGTGGAATGAGAAGAAGGTAGCGTGGCAGATACGCAGATGTTTAGAACGTTACGCTCGTAAAGAGAAGGCAACTAAGTCTGGATATCAAATCAATGATGAGGCATACTACGACACAGTTACTATCGCCCAACTTTTACCTTTTGTAATCAAGAGTGTTATCAGTGACACTGCGTTAGAGCAGAGTCAGATACTTGTCAATGACGGAACTCCTCGCAAACCTAGCGCCCCTGCTGAAGGTGGCAACCTGCTGGCTATGCTGGTAGATATCAAGAAGGCTTATGAGAAGTTAGAGAAGTATGAACAAGATATTCTGCGCCTTCGCTACCACGACAACCTCACTCTTCAACTTATCTCTGAATACTTAGAGTGCGCTATCTCTACTGTTGATCGTAAATGTACCCAAGCCCTACGCAAACTACAAAACAATATCGGAGGCGATTCACCTTGGCAATAGTCATACAACTTTCCCAAGCGGAGGTGAGAGTATGTGCTCTCATCGCCGTTGAACGTTGGCTAGTCAAGTTCGGTTCAGAAGATAGACCGAACTACGCTGCTGGTAAAAAGTTCGGTAAGTTAGAACCAGAGATCAACGCAAACATCAGAGCCAACGTTGCTGAGTGGGCAGTCGCTCGCCACTACAACCTCGGCTGGAATATGCCTTGGTATCCCAACGATTTACACAAGGCACGCAAGAACATCTCTGACGTGGGCGACCTTGAGGTTCGCACTATCAGAACGCAGAGCGCTATCCCCTTCTGGAAAAAAGACGCGGGGCGCACTATCGTAGGTGCCAAAGTCCTCGATGATGAATACTATTCTTTGGTAGAAATCTATGGCAAGTTTCAGGCTGATGATTATATGAATGATGAGTTCGCCGATCCTTCTATTGAAGGCTGGCGCGTTCCTGTTGATAGACTGGTTGTATGACTGAAGGTTTCTACAAGACTGATACGTTCAAGACATCTAACGATGATACGTGGAGTACGCCTAGAGGTTTCTTTGATAAGTTGAATGATGAGTTTCACTTCGGGTTAGACGCTGCTGCTCTGGCCTCCTCTACCCTCGTTCCTGATAATTGGTATGGACCAGATCATCCTCAACTTATACGCAGAGATGCTTTCCAACGTCTTTGGACTATTGATGCTGGTAATAAACCTATCTGGCTCAACCCTCCATACGGAAGAACTATCGGTGATTGGATGAAGAAAGCAAATCTGGAAGCGCAAGAGGGGGGGGTAGTAGTCTGCCTTGTTCCTGCTCGAACTGATACGAATTGGTGGCACTCATATTGTATCCAACACGAGGTTAGATTTATCAAGGGTCGCCTCAAGTTTGGTAATCAAAAGAACTCCGCTCCCTTTCCCTCTGCGGTCGTGGTGATTAGATGAAATACGAATACTCCTGCCCTACCTGTGGTATTGAGTATGTAGTCGAGAGATCTATCCACGCCGAAGCGTCCTCTCCCACCTGCTCTAGTTGTCATACGCTTATGAGTAGAAAGTATGAAGCCCCCGCTATCTCTTTCAAGGGCGGAGGCTTCTATACTACTGACTCGAAAGGATAAGGAACGGGTCAGCAGTCCTTTATCTTAGTAGTGTTTGTGGGTAAGAGCAAACTTGTAAGCCTTACAAGGTGTTCCATAACGTTGATCAATGTAACGTAAGCCTCGCAATACTTGGAGTTCAGGTCTTCGACTTCTCTCTCCAAGCAACTGAGCAATTCCGAAAGCGCTTGATCGTGGGTTCTGGGCGTAGTGATCAAACCTGCTCTCTTTGGTCCATAAAGCGAGAAGGCATTCCCATTCTCTTCCTCGCCAACCAAACGCAACCCACGCATATTCTTTTGCGATCCTTTTATTTTCACGCTTCTCCTCCATTGTTGCCTTTGTTCTGCTGATTTGCGTAGGTTTCTTCGGGTCGAGGTGTGTCACCTGATCTAGGTGGAGATAGGTAAAAACCAGCGTCAGTAGCGGTAGCGCCACTAATATCCAACCACGCCTTTCCATTAGCCTCATCAGATAGCCTCTCTTCTTCCAAGATTTCCTTGAATTGGTCGGGGTATTGTTGTGCTAGGCGAGTCAGCGCTCGCCCTCGTGCTCGTTGGTAATTGCGTAGCCAGACTGCTCGCTTACGCGCCATTCGTTCTCGTTTATCTAGGCTCATTGAAACCTTCTCGGTCTTTCATTGAGGTAATCATCAAGACAGATTATAGCGTAAGCGATCAGACAAACAAAGATAGTAGCCAAGAATATCATCGTGACCTCTCACTCGTAATCGTAGCCAGCACGAGGGCAGTTACCTCTATCTTGTCGGTGACAAGGACAGGCTCCTCAATATTTTCCTCGTTCCATACCGATACGAATATAGAGTTATCTAAGCCTCGTCTAAACCATTCGACCGCATCGGTTACGCTCGCCCCTCCCCACGCAATATCTCCCTTGCGATCCATTACCTCGTAGAAATTAGTCAGTTTCACTTGCCTTCTCCTCCTTATAGTTGATTAGGTTTAGTTCGTTCAGGGCATTGACCATACGGATCAGGTTCTCCCCTGCCCTCTTGCTATCTCCCTCGACCATTTGCTTGACCGCAAGGTCACGGCATAGGTCTGCCTTTGCTTGATAGTATTCCTTGTTCATAACGCTTCCTCCATTTGTCTGCCGTTCTCCATTACTTCTAGGTAATGCTCGCCTTCCCCTTCGTAGTATTCATAGTCAGTTGTGTAACCAAGCACCCAACGACACCCTCCCATTTCTGCTATTGCGTCAAGTATCCCGCTATAGAAATCGCTATTCCACCATTGACCTTTGATCACTTCTAGCGTTGCGCCCTTGACTAGGTGCGTTGCGTTATCAACAGGCGAGGTGAATAGCACGCCGTCTGCCTGTTGATCTAACTTTATCCTTGCCCAATAAACCCCTCCGTCAGGGTATTCTCTGTATTCCTTAGTCATTATCTTCTCCTTTTATCATAAACGGAATGTCATCTCCCACGCACTCGTGTATGTGGGTTTCGCTCTCTGTTAGTTGTGTATCACAGTCTATACAAAACCAAACTTTAGTAATTGTTGCCATTACTTTCCTCCTCCTCTAGTTGTTTTATGATGTCATCTATTTCAGGCGCATAAGGTCTAGCCTCTGCCTTGCTATCTTCCTCACCGCAGGGCGTTTCGGCGTGTTTCGTCATAGCCCACCCTGAGAAAGACCAACCGCACACTCCACACTTAGGCATTGACTACCTCCTCAGAACAGTTGTGTTCGCTTGGCACGCCATACTCACCGCACGCACCACACGCCTCCCATTGGCTCTCATAATCGGGATCATAAACGCACCCTCTCCCGTGATAGGTGGAGATATGTTCGCCACACCCCACGCACTCATCGTTCTTGTTGTAGTTGCTCACTTATTAGCCTCCTCTAGGCACTTGAAGCAGACCTTTACCTGCTTCGTATTTTTCCTAACGCTTACTGTCTGAACGCCATAATCGAAACAGAGATCACACATTAGCAATTTCCTTTACTTGCCAATTCTCATCTTTGAGATAGTTATATTCGCGTTCTGAGTTGATCAAAGCGAGAGCCTCCTCTTTCGTGGGCGCTTCTACCTCATAAGACTTCTCTACATAAAAAATATACTTAGGCATTAGCCCTCTCCTCTCGTAGAACTTCCTCTGCCTGTTCGGTTATCGTGTCAAAGATTTCGTGGATTTCTGCCATTGGAATAGCCTCCACTTTCTCGACAGTTTTCGCCCATTGTTCGGGCGTGATTTCTTGCTCAAGGTGATCTGTTACTGCCACCTTGTCGAAATACAGAACGATAATCTCCTCATCATTCTCGTAATTCGTTAGTTCTAATCGTAAGTTTTCCACCTTCACTTGCTTTCCTCCTCCTTTAGTTTTGCCACCAGGTCGTTCCAATACATCTTGGCTTGGTCGCTGATTTCTGCTTGATACCAGAGGCTAGTCATAGCCTCATCTAATTCTTGTAATGCGCTCACTTGCTTGCCTCCTCTTTCTCGTAGCCTACAATTTCCCACACGCTTCCGAGAATAGCCTCCTGCCACTCTCCACAATGCTCGCAGGAATAGTCAGCGTTGGCGGTGGATAACACCAACCCACGCAACCCACAAAAACGACATTTGTCCATTTACTTGCCCTCCTTATCCTTGACTTCTACCTTACTCAGCACCCACAACACGCCACCAATAATCAGGGCGTAGGTTATGACCTGGCCTAATCCGTTGAGCCAATTCAATGACACCTCAAACATTAGTAGCCACACTCCTCGCGGGCTTCAATAACAGTTCGGACATACTCCCAAACCTTTGAGCCTTGATTTACTTGGCGCACCGCGCCGTCAAACCAATCTTGGAAATGATAGGTGACGGAGATAACCTCTGAGCCTTCGTGTATTACAGAGATGAAATCACTTGGACCGCCCCACGATAGTTCAATTTTCGTTTCTTGACGGGTAGATACCGCGAGAGGGTAATTGTTCCAACCCTCGAAGCCGTCCTCCTCGCCGTTGTAGTAGCCTTCGATAACGCCTGCGATATCTTCCTCTAGTGCGTTGAGGTGTGCGTCAATGCGTTCCTCGCAGGTTGTTTCTTTCGTTGTCATTTCTTATCCTTTCGATCTGTTGTTGGTGTGAAGGTCTAAGACCTCCCCACCCCCGCAGGATAGACTAACCCTGCGAGGATAGGCAAGCATTAGCAGATAGCATTGACCGCGTTTCTCACCTCCTCGTAAGAAACCTCGCCCTTGCCGTATCTACGAACTAAGGCGCGAACCTCCTCGTCCTCCTGTATTGCTTGAACTACATCGGCAGGGTGACAGAACATCTCCCCCGCTAGGCATTGGATCAGATTTACCGCGCTCATCTCCGCTTTCATTATTTCCCCGCCTTTTCTAAGGTGTAGCCCTCATTGAGAAGGCGGTTTAATTCCCGAATAATCTCAATTTCATAAAATCGCCCCTCAACTATTTCTAATTGAAAAGCCTCGTCACCTTTTCGTGCGATAAATTGAACTCTCTCTAATTTCTGCTTTTTCATCGCTTCCCCTCACAATTTACAGAATGAGCGATTGAGTCCATAGCCTCGCGGTAGGTTTCGGCATACCCGAAACGCTCTACCAAATCGCTCGCTTTTTCCTTGTATTGGTAACGATAGGCAAACGCGCCCGTCTGACCTGTGGGGCTAATTTCCCACTCTGAGACTATGGAAGCAAGGCAGACACAGGCGGTTAGTTCGCCACATTCGGGGCAGGTGTCGTGATATTCGGTTGAAGCGTATTCACATTCGGTAATTGTGTGTGACATTTCTTATCCTTTCAGAATGAGCGCGGAGTGCGCCCCTTCGGGGCGAGTGTATAACGAGGCTTACCTAACACGCAAGGGGAAAAGGGCGGGCGTGTCGGTTATGTTCGGTCAATCCTTTATCGGTGTCGGTGGGTAATTACGAAACAATACTGTTGCGAAATAGAACAGTTGTTCGGATCTAAACAATAGGTTGAGGGTTGAGAATTGTCTGAGTTTATTAGAAACGGCTCACGGCAGGATATTAGAAAGTAGGCAAGCGATAAGGGGGAAGCCCTGCCGAAGGTGGAACATCTCTCTCTGTCTGCCCTGTTCTCTCTCCTTTCTGCCCTGCTTGGTCTGCCTGCCTGCCAAAAAAGAAGCCAACAGTCAGCAAAGGTGACCCCGTAGTGATAAAATTTGACCGCCCGATATACATATACCCACTACAAATATCTCTGCTAAAGTGAGATCTTTGTCCGATTTGTGTATAAAGATGCCGTGAATAAGGTGACGTTCGTCACATAATAGAGAAATGACCTATTTTTTCTGCCTTATATATAGTAGAGGGAGCAAATGCGGAACAGCCCTAGCATTTGCGACCGACAAGGGCGCTGCGCTGGCGCTACGCGCCCCTTGAAAGGGGTACCATCGTACCCCTCGCTGCGCTGTGGCTTGCTCGGGCGCTCAAGCACCATCAAGGTGCGGAGCGCGGCTCCGCTTTTAGTGGGGATAGTTGTATCTATTCCACAATAGAAAGAATTATGGTCCACAATCCCAATCAAGTAAAAGAGGCTGAACGAGCCAAGAAGGTTATCCTCCAGTGTATAGCCGACGGTATGACCGTTGAGCAGTCCTGCAAGGTGGCTGGCAAGTCAATCAAGACCTATGAGTACTATCGTAGATCTGATGCTGTCTTCAAGCAGTTGGCTGATAGAACAAGACTTGGTAGCCTAGAAAAGAACTTTGCAGAAGAGACTGCTAAGGATTTAGATTTTGTTACCTGGCGTAAGAAGTATCTCAAGCAAGAGACTTTCCCTCATCAAAAGAATTTAATAGATGTCATAGAAGGCCGTGAACCATCCTGGCTCCATCCCTCTATGAAGTATGAAAAGGGTCTGGCAGATAACCGTATCCTTTTGAACATCCCACCAAACCACGCAAAATCTATTACCGTGACGGTGGATTATGTAACCTACAAGATTGTCAATAATCCGAACTTTAGAGTTCTCATAGTTTCCCAAACCCAGCGTTTAGCGGCTGACTTCCTTTATGCTATCAAGCAGCGACTGACGCACCCAATGTACGAAGAACTACAGCAGGCATATGCCGCTGGGGTTGGGTTCAATACTAAGACCGCTTCCTGGCAGGCTACCCGCGTCACCTTTGGTGATGAACTCAGGGAATCTTCAGAGAAGGATCCGAACCTAGAAGCCGTAGGTATTGGCGGTCAGATTTACGGTAAGCGTGCCGATATGATCATCATAGATGACGCGGTGACGTTATCCAATGCAAATGACTTTGAAAAGCAAATCAAGTGGCTTACCCAAGATGTGCGCTCTCGTTTGAACCCCACAGGTAAATTGATTGTGGTAGGTACCAGAGTTGCAGCCGTAGACCTCTATAAAGAATTACGTAACCCAGACCGCTATCCAGGTGGGTTAGTCCCTTGGACTTATCTGGCTATGCCAGCCCTATTGGAAACCCACGAAGATGCCAACAAGTGGGTCACTCTATGGCCTTACTCAGATCAACCCTTTGATGGACAAACAGAAGACCAGAAAAACGAAGAGGGTCTATACCCCCGTTGGAATGGAAAACATCTATATGCAGAACGACAAGCAATGGATGCCAGTACCTGGGCGCTCATCTACCAGCAACAAGATATCTCAGACGATGCCATCTTCGATCCTGTCTGCGTCAAAGGTTCTATTGATGGTATGCGTAAGTCTGGTCGTCTTGTCCCTGGGCATCCAGGTCATCCTCGTGATCTTAGCGGCTTTAGTTTTATATGTGGTCTGGACCCTGCAATGGTTGGCGACACTGCCGCTGTTTGCTATGCTATTGATCGTATTACCCATAAGCGTTATGTTGTTGACGCGATAAAGATTACCAGACCTACTCCAGCACAAATTCGTCAGTTGATTACTGACTGGACAAATGTCTATACCCCTTCTGAGTGGATTGTAGAACGCAACGCATTCCAATCCTTCCTCACCCAAGATGAAGGCATTCGCCAGTTCCTGGCTTCTAAGGGAACGCTACTGCGAGAACACCATACAGGTAATAACAAATGGGATTCAGGATTCGGTGTTGCTTCTATGTCTACATTGTTTGGCACAAAGCAGCAAGATGGAAAGCATCACCGAGATAATCTCATTCACCTACCGAATGATCAAACTGAGAATATCAAATCATTTATCGAGCAACTTATTACCTGGTCACCTACCACTAAAGGTAAGACCGATATGGTGATGGCTTTGTGGTTCTGTGAGATTAGAGCAAGGGAGATGCTCAATCAGGGTATCCACGCAACACATCATTTGAAAAATCCATTTTTATCACGTTATGAAAAAAGCAAGAGAGTAGTTATCAACATAGATGAACTCCTTGCTGAGCAAGAACGACAGTTTATCTAAGGAGAACCACGTGCTTACAACCAAAGAGGTCATCGCTAAGGTAGCGCGGCTGCAGTCTAAGTACGCAGCACGTGACCAGCGTATGCGTGATGTGCTATCGGTACGTCAAGGAGACATCAGCAAGGTTTATCCTGCGATGTTCTCTGAAGAGTACCCAAAGCCTTTGGTTGCTAACTTCGTCGATGTAGCCGCACGCGATCTAGCAGAAGTGATGGCACCACTGCCATCGTTCAACTGTGCTGCTACCAATATGGTTTCAGACTCAGCACGCAAGAGCGCAGATACTAGAACTCGTATCGCCAACTATTATGTTTCAATGTCTGAACTACAGATTCAGATGTATACAGGCGCTGACTGGTTCAACACCTACGGTATGCTTCCAGCAATCGTAGAGATGGATTACGAGACAAACAATCCACGTATCCGCTTGCTCAATCCATTCGGTGTCTATCCTGAACTTGACCGCTTCGGTCGTTGTATCTCTATCACTCAGGTAGTCAATACCGATGCTGAATCTTTGGCAATGCAATACCCAGAGTTCTACAACCAGATTGTTGCAAAGAATC